TAAAAACGTCCTTGCCCAACCCTTACGGCCAGCCAAGGTAACTCGCGTGCAACCAATCTGCTTACCCCAAGCCTCGATGTGTGGTCGCATCCGCTTGAGTTCATCTAGGTCGCCGCCAGCAAGAAAAAAGTGCAGATTCTTGAGTCGCGGATAGACAATGATCTCTGTGATGACTACGCTTTTGACTCCAGGCCATAGCTGGAATCTGTTCTCCTCTACACCCTGCGCAACATCTTGAAGAGTGTGGGTTCCTGCTGAGTATTCTAAGGCGGCTTCGATGTGTTGTGCCAACCGCCAGAAATCCTCCATTACCGTTTCCCTGCCGACGTGGCCTCCAGCCGCATCACTCCGACCCGCCAATCTTCCAGGACGTTACCGGTGACCTTTATCTTGACTGACCGGCCTGAGAATCGGGTATCGGTTGGGGCTTTGGCGCTGAATGGACCGTAGCTGGACTCTGCCGATGTCGGGTACATCCTGGCCGTGAATGAGATCAGGACCTCGCCCAGCGTCTGCTCGTCAGGTATCACCGACCGGACGGCCATCACGTTGTCGCCGTTCCCGAGTTCAATCGGACCGGACTGCGCGTAGGGAGCCACCGAGTCGTAGGTGTAGCCGATCTCATGATCGTAGATGTACCCGTCGGTGCTGACAAACATGGGGTTTGCAAACACTGCCCTGTCAGTTCCCGCCGTACGCGCAATCATCCCGATAGACCAGTGGCCTTCACGGTAGTTGTAGGTGACATATGAGTCATTTTCGTTGGAGGAGATAGACGGGTAGAACCAGGTCACCTCGCCATACTGAGAGTTATGGACGGCGTAGACCTTGGACGCTTGCGCTAGGTTGATATTGTTGAAGACGTAGTCTCCAACGTCGCACGTCATGGGTTTCACGAATCCATCGTAGGACCAGAATCCCGACTTGCTCATCCACATCGCGGAAGTTTCAATGGCGGCAACTGCCTGCGCAGAGATGACTCCGCACCCACTACCGACCTTCTCAAAACTGTAGACGTATGGCAGGCCGATGTAGCTGGCGACGTGCGCGTCCACGTCTGTAAACAGGATGTTGACGCCGCGCACGCGCTTGCCGCACTTTAGAGCGCCGACTGACGGTATCTCAAAGTCACCCGCCTGGTTAGTGGCTGCCGCCGTCCAAGTTGTATTGTTCTCCTGGTCCGACCACTTTACTAGGCGAGGGTTACCCGACGCTCCCAAAGCGAACATGATGCGCTCGCTGGTGACCATCAGCGCCGCGCAGCTTGTGGGTGCGTTGGTGATGGCGGCTGCAATGGTTGGCGTAGCGAAACCCAACTGCCACTCGTACAGCTTGCCGTCTGTGCTGCTGCATCCGACCAGGTATTCGCCCCAAGTGTCCAGGCTCCAGGTGGTTGCTGGTGTAACAGCACCAGTGTCTGGTCGCTGAGTGCCGTAGGTGTATGAGCCATAGGCAGCATTGCCGTAACCCGTTTTGATGACTGAATTGGCCTCACCTGTCGTAAATCCTGTGGGCGTGATGTCTTTCAAGACTCCAGCGGCAGACATGACGTACAGCTTTGTGTGCGTACCGGCTCCGATCCAGCGATCTCCACCGTTATCACGCCAAGTTATAAGACCTCGGCACATACCCGTCATCTGCGACGCGGAATGCTTCTGCCACCCGCCAATGGGGCGCAGGGTATTCTCAAACCAGCGCACCAAGTTGGAGTCGTACCAGCGTCCCATTGCCTGGTACTCTGTGCCGTTGCGGTAAACGCCTGGGGGGATTTTTAAGGGTATGAGTGCCATGATTACACCGATAGGTTGGAGACAAACGACAGTGTAACGATGGCAGAGGGTACTGCTGGCCTGGTCGGAGAAGTGCCTGCCGCGTATTGCTCAATGCTCACTCCGACATCAGTAGGCCGCCACATTATCTCCACATAGTCGTTTGCGTTGAGACTTAGAAAAAAGTTTATCGCGGCAATTGTGTGGAATGGGTCACCAACGCCTTTTCTTGGTGCGAAACCGAACCTTGAGTTCGACTTGTCTATGTTGGTTCCATTCTTTCTAAACCACACGTCAACGTCCTGAGATGCGTTTGTTGTGTTCGTAAACTGGATGCTGAACTGCACGTTATAGATTCCAGACTGCGATACGTTCAGCCTCGATGAATTTGAAAGAGTGACGCCATTGCTGAAGTCGGTGGTGTCAAACGTGATGGCGTAGGCCGTAGTAGTGTTGGCCGCCACCTGGTCTGTGGAGTCCTGGAACGCGCCATAGGGAGCGTTGATGTACTTGCCACCACGCGGTCCGAATAACGCTCCCAGAGCGTTTGTGATGCGGGTGGCGTAGTTCCCGATGTTGCTGAATGTCTGGCTGAAGTACAGGCGGTCATACACCTCGCCAGGGTTGCCGATGTTCGGCTGCGCTGGCGTTGTGATCTGGCCGCTGTAGTCGCTCATACGTTACGTTCAAAGTGCGGGCAGTCCACCAGCGATCTGAAGTTGCCGCCCCAGCGGTTCTTAGGGTGCAGGCTTTCCCAGTACGCGCCAATCGGAGCCAGGATACCCTTGTCCCAGATGATCTTCCCGTCCTTGAAGAAGTTGAGGTCAGCAGCGCAACGCTTGAGGTGGATGCTGTTCATGGTCTTAGACCGGCCCGTCTTGACGTAGATGGCTTGCTGCTCAGGTGTACGCGCCAACTCGCCACCAGTGACCATAAACCCCAGATCTGTGGCGTGCTGGATCAGCTTGCACATATCCAATAGGAATGCGGCTTGCTCTTGACTTAGGCTCATTTTGCGCTCCTCATTTCTGCCAGCTTCTCTACAGTCCTGCCGCCAAAATAGGCGCCCATGATCAGCATTCCCCAGTTACCCAGCAGGGTCACATAGGACTCGTTGGCGTTGAGTCCATAGGCGCTCATCATCGCAAACAGAAAGTACCCCATGAAGATCGCAATCAGGCTCATGGGTCGGATATTCTTTGAAAGCCAGGAGTCAGAGTTCATATCTGCCTGCCAGCGGTCTGTTACGTTATCCGCATCACTCTGTGCGGCTTTTGCAAATAATTCCAACTCAGCCATCTCCAGCTTGGCCTTCTCAATGCCCAACTCAATCAGGCGCTCTTCATGGTGAAACTGCAACTCCCGCAGCTTCTCAACGTCTGCCGGTGTTGGGTTATCTGGAATCTTGACGCCCAGCGTGTTCTCGACCACCTCCTTGCCTTTGGCCTGGATAGCGGAAGAAAGCAGCCCCAGACCGCTTTCCGCAAGAGTACCGAGTAGTGCGCCAAGAATTGGAATCATTAGAGACCTCTGTTAGTGATAACGTGAAACGTGATGCTGACCAGTGGGACAACGATAGCGGATGCACCGGAGATCCAGAGTGTGTTCATAATGATCGCAACCTTCATCTCTTTGTCCTTCTGCTTTCTCTCTGACTCTTCTCTTTCCATCGTGTTGCGCTCCTTGATCATCCTGGTGCGCTCTGCCATCATCTCTTCCCAAACTGGAGCATTCCCCGAGTAGAAGAGAATGTCTTTCAGTTCCTTCTCATGCTCTCGCAGCGCCTTGGATGCCAGCGCGATCTGGAGAGCATGGGCGCTAATCTGTGCATCTGTCTTTCCTATGCTCGCAATCCTGGCCTTGCTGCTTGCTAGATGAACCGTGTCTGCCGCTTGATAGAAACTGCTGAATTCTTTATATAGGCCGTGTATATCTTTACCAAGGGCTACTGCTTTTTTATGCCAGCCACCGCACCCTGGGCAATAGCAAACGCGGTGAAAGGATCAATCATTTCTTGTACACAATTACCCAGCGGCAAATGCGTCCATCTTTGTCCATGAATTCATTAGCGCCCATCTTCTTGTCCTCATCTTTCTTAGGGATACGACAAACTAAAACTGTCTTTGTATCAGTGTTCGGCCAAGGGCTTTCCGCTGAGACAATCTGATCCATCACTTGTCGGCCTTGTTCTCTAGCTTGTCAAAGATTCGCTCTAAGGTCGCGTCAATCTTGTCCAGGCGACTCTCGATGTCGATCTTGCTGACGTAGTTCTTTGGCAGATCAATCTCAATGGCCTTGATGTCATTCTTCAATGCCTTAACAGAGTCCCAGATTTCCTTACACCACCACCCGACAGCGACCAGGATAGCGCCACCGATGAAGTTGAACATTGGCTGGAATTCCATTACGTCACTTCAACCCATGATAGGGTTGCCTCGTTCCATGAATAAATCTTTTCGTCAGTTGGGTATGCAACTGGTGCAGTCCACTGGCAAGATGCCTCTACCAGTGTCCAACTTGGATATGGCTGAGGTGGGATAAATGCATCTCGTTGAGAATCGTAGGAGAAACCGATGCCTGCGTAATTCTTGCGGATGCGTCCGTTGTAGCTTGTCTGTTTCCAATCTCCACCAAACAAGTTCTCACAAAAAGCAGCACCTATGTACTCTTTCTCTGCGCCATTACCATCAGCAGTGTCTGCATTGCTGACAACAATTACCTGAGTAACAATTCCGTTTTCAATCTTTGCAAAGTGTGCCATTACATTCCCACTTAGTTCAGCTTGAGGATAACAATACCGGAACCGCCAGCACCACCATTTTGAGCAGCACCAGGCGAGTTGTAATCACCACCACCACCGCCGCCGCCACGATTGGTAGTGCCTGCAGATCCAGCCGCAGAACCATTGACGGAAGCATTGCCGCCGCCGCCTGCGCCACCAAGTCCTGGTGTTGGCGTTCCAATACTATTGACCGCCCCTCCACCACCTCCGGCATAGGTAACGCTACTGCCGCTTATGCTACTTGCTGTGCCCGCACCGCCATTTCCACCGATTTCAGCGCCAGGCCCGCCGCCACCATTAGCGCCAACTGCACTAGCGCCACCACCTCCTGCAGCACCAATATTTCCAGAACCAGGAACAGAACCGCCATTATTTCCTTGAGATGGGCTAGTGCTTGGCGTATTACCCGCACCGCCAGCTACGTTGGAGTCTTTGCCCGAACCGCCACCGCTACCACCAGAACCGCCTTGCAATGGATATCCTGCGCCGTAACCACCGCCGGTAGCTGTAATCGTACTAAAAACTGAATCAGAACCTTTTGTTCCGCTTGTTCTACCAGTTCCTGTGCCAGCGGTTCCTCCTGCTCCTACGGTAATGGTGTAAGTCGTTCCAGCCGTAACAGCAAATGAAGTAGCAGTCCTAAAACCTCCAGCACCACCACCGCCTCCACCGCCACCACCACCGCCACCACCGCCACCTACAACTAGATAGTCAACGGTAGTAATTCCAGCTGGGGCTTTCCATGTTCCTGATGCTGTAAAAGTGACAATACTTCCAGGTAAATAACTTTTCCCACCCGAAAGAAATCGATTCTTGGCCGCTAACATTATGCAAACGCCTGTGCTGCGGAACCATACCAAACAGAGCCAACAGCCACAAATGTCAGAATGTCTATTGCTGACGCCGTTGCCGTAATAGTCGGTGCAGTTCCAAACGGATATTTAACACCCGTAAATGTTGCTGTGGTCATGCCGGAAGATGCCTGAGTCAGAATTAGGATAAATGACTTTCCAGCAGTTGCCGTTGGCATGGTAAACGTGCAAGGAGTTGAGGCCGTAAGAGTCGCGGTCAGCACCGTTCCATTTGTAAGCGACAAGGTACTGGATGCGCCTACCGTTCCAAGTGCCTGGACGGTCTCAACGTAGTTTGTTACCGTTGGATTTGTTAGATTGGTAGTTCCAGTGGCATTCAGAGTACCCGCAACCGTCAGCGTCTTGCCTGACCCGACATTGAGACCTACGCTGGTTCCATTTCCAGCAGCAGCGAACAATGCGTCAAGAGAGTCCAGATCGGAATTAATCTTGGTTCCCCAGGTGTCGGTGCTTGCGCCAACCTCTGGTTTAGTTAAAAGTAGGTTTGTCGTTGTCGTATCTGCCATGATTTACCTCTATGCGGCTACTTGCCACGTTGTTGCATTATCGGAGATATCTGACCATGTTTCCGATGTGTCAGATAGCGGTGTCCAAATTTCCGATGTATCGGGTATCGCTCCCCATCCAAATCCAAGGATCGTTCCAACTGCTCCTATCGCGCCATTCCCAGAGATCTCAATTGCTAAATTATTTTCACGATAGACAACATTACCGACTGATCCAGTTCCACTGACGCCCGTAATGAATTGGAACGATAAGACCTCTACAGAGAACGTCCCAACCGATCCAGTGGATACGTTACCACTTATCAGTGTGCCCTCAATTTTGCTGGCAGTTACAGTGCCAGGTGAGAGCGTCGTGCTGTTACCGGTTGCTGCAATTGCATTGCTTAACGATACAGATCCTACTGATACAGTTGATACATTGCCAGTTACGGCCACGGTTCTACTGATACCTATGGTTCCTGCTGATCCAGTTGATGCATTGCCAGTTACGGCAAATGAGTAACTGTTTGTAACAGTGCCAGGTGAAAGTGTTGTGCTATTACCGGTTGCTGCAATTGCATTGCTTATAGATATGGTTCCGACTGATCCGGTTGATGCGTTGCCAGATAAGTTTAATGTTGCACTATTGGATACGGTTCCTACCGATAGTGTTGTGCTATTTCCTGTTGCACTTACAGCATCGCCTTGAGTTAGGCTGCCAACCGACAAGGTTGCGGCGTTTCCTGTGATTGCCGCCGTATTGCTTGGCGCTACAGTTCCAACTGATGCCGTGGATGCATTGCCAGATATGGCAATGGTGCGACTAATACCTACTGTTCCGGAATTGCCCGTTGCAATTGTTCCATCTTCTTGGATTGATCTACTGGCAAGCAAAGTCCCAGCAGAAAGCGTAGACGCATTTCCACTTAGGACTGTGGCGCTTATTCCATAGAACCCAGTGCCGTATGTCCCATAGCCATAAGTGCCAACAAGGATCGGGTAAGTACCCGATCCATAGGCTCCAGAACCGTATGCAGCCACGGCGCTGCTCCTTCAGTTACGCCAGCCGGATCAGGCCGGTGCTGGAGTCGTTGGTCGGCATGGTCAACGTGAACGTGCCAGCGGTAACAGTCTGCGATCCGAATGTGTGGACGCTCACCGCCTTGTTGCTCTGGGTCGAGTTGTAGATCAGGACCGCGTCAAACGCTGTAGCCAACGTGACGCTGGTAAAGACAATGTTTGCGCTAGGTGTCAGGTAGGCCGTGGTTCCGCTGGATGCCGGGGCAGTTCCAAACGTGACCGCTACGCCTCCGGCAGTGTATCCAGTACCGGATACCTCATTAGTGCTGCTATAGGCCGTTGTTGCGGCTCCAAGGCTGCCTGCTGTGGTGTACAGCGCAGCCTTGAAACTGTCGGCGGTAGATACAGTGTGCGCTGGTACTCCAGTGCCATTGAATGCGTGTACGGCGTTGAGTAAGTCAACCTTGAACGATGTACACATTGCTTGCGTGTTTGCCATGTCTTATCCAATCATTTGAGATATGCCTTCACTGAACACGTTGCGCTTTAGCACAACGTGAACAGACCTATGCACCAGTTCACTATCCAACCAATACTCGACATACGAAACTGTTTCGCTGTCTGTTTCCTCAGAACCCTCGCGCTTTTCAAGCAGCGACTCGTCCATCTCGCCTTTTGTAGTGGTCACTATCATCCGAATGTCCTTGCTCTTGCCATCAAAGCCCCGCCCGTCATGGAGCCACGTTCATCTGCCAGGTTAAGTGCGTCGATGCCCTTCTGGTACAACCCAGCCCATACCTGTATTCTCGCATCATCTTGTAGGTATGGCGCGGCCTGTAGCAGCGAACCATAAAGGTACACGTCAGGCGAGAGAGTCAGCAGCCAGTTGGTCGTGTTCGACGTGGACAGCTTGCTGAGTTTCCCGTAGTAAATCAACTCGGAAACGTAGGATGTGTCTGGTACAGGTAGGACGCGAATCTGTCCGCCAATCACGCAAAAATACTTAGGCTGGCCGCTGGCGCTGTAACTTACTTGTAAGTCATCCAAAGCGTTGATAGTCTGGAATACCAGCGGAGAAATGGGATTCGTACCCGTCAGCTTGAACGATTTAGCCTCTAGGTAGTCGCTTGGAAGTGCGCTGTACTCGTCGCTGATGGTGGCATTGGCTCTGACAATCATCTGCCTGGTGCGCAGATCGCGCTCCATCTGAGCCTCTGCAAGAGATACAAAGTCGGTGATGGCAGACGTGAGATCGCTACGGTTGAGCCAGTCGGCCACCGAGGCTTTCAGTTCAGCGTAGGTGCTAAGTGCCATGCTCTGCCTTTTCCTTCTCGATGTCCCGCATCATCCAGGTGTGGTCGTGCTTGAATTCAAACGTCCCGATGTGGCCGATCTTTTTGCTCACGTCGTGGTCTATGTAGATTCTAAACCCTGCCGCCTGAGCCTTACGGCAGAAGAAGATGTCCTCTCCGATATAGCCACGCTTGTCGGTGCGCCAGGGCGTCTCAAACCACGGCTCTGTTAGCTTCTCAAAGACGTTGCGCTTAATCAGCATCACGCCCATGCCGATGCTGCCGACTTCCTCGATGCCGGTTGACTCTGGCATCGTGTAGACCAGTTCGCGCTCGCCATCAGGACCGTACTTCTGAGCAGTCGGTCCGGTAGGGATGCGTCGGCGTGCGCAGTTGGTAGCCACGATGTCCAGGTCATGCTTGAGTAGGCGCTCGACCATATCCTGAGGAAACGTCATGTCAGAGTCAATGAACAAAATATGCGTACATCCCTCGCCCATCGCATCCAGCGCCAGGTCTGCACGCTGGTTTTGAATTAGCGTACCCTGCATGATTTTCAAACTCACTGCGTCTGTCGTGTTCAACGTGTGGTAGCAGACCATATTCACCAAGCAATAGGTGAAGTTGGCGTGGACCATGTCACGGGCTGGGGTGCAGACTGCAATGTAGTTATTCATACTTGTCCAGGTCTCGTTCTAAAAAATCTGTTGTCGGGGTCGTTAAGCCAGCGTTTCATGTACGCCTGGTCGTCTAACTTACCCTCGGCCTTGAGTTGGTAGTAAACAGCCTCTGGGATGCTGGCGACGTGATGCCATTCACCCTTCCAGTTTGCTCGCTCATCTACCTTATTGAAATCCGCCTTGTTTGCTTCAACGACTGCTGTGACATCCTGCTGAGTCTGAATCGTTGCTTGGCCGGTTTCATCGTTGAAATGCCAAAAACGGGTGATACCCGCTTCCTTGTTCTCGTCAAATACTTGATTGTTCATGCGTTAAAAAAGGGACCAGGTTGCCCTGATCCCTTTCACTTGATTACGACGTAATCAGGTCAGCAGCCAGGCCGTGTGCGTTCTCGGCCAGCACCTTGTGACCCCACTCGACCAACAGCATCCGCTTCTCAGCGTCGCCGGTCTTAGCGAGTTCAACTTGCTGGTAAGGACGCAGCACAGTCATCTTTGCGTACTCGGGGTCCAGCACCCAGGCGTCACGTTCACGTTGGAAACGGTTAGCGATCACGCTCACTTGACCGAAATCGCTGACGTAGATGTCAACAGCGCCGATCAAGGTTGCAGGACGGTCACCGCCGTTGATGTTGTAACGGCTGGAGGCAATACCAGAGAAACCGCTGACGCGCTGCTTGTTAACAGGGCCGGTCATCAGAATCTTGGGAGTGCCGCCAGAGGTCCACACTTGCTGGATCACATTCTTGAGAATGGTCTCAGTAAAGGTGCGGACGTTACCGTCAGTGCGTGCGCTGTTTGGCAGCGTGGTGTACGACGGGTTAGCGCCGTTGGTCTGCATATCGACGTTGGTCTTGATGAAAGCGCCCAGAGATGCAGTACCGCGTGCAGTGCTGGTGTTACCAGCAGCAGCCACAGCACCGTTCATCATGGTGAATTCTTGATCGCGTTTCAGTTCGGCGCTGCGCTTGGCGATCTGGTAAGCCAGTTCGCTACGGCGGCCAGCCTTGTTAACCACCTCTTCAGTCGCGGACAGGACGATAGTCTTGCGCGAAATCTGAGCGTAGTTTTGCAAGCGAACGGTTGCGGTAACAGCGTCAAAAGAGGCGACATCGTCACCCTCGATCTGCTTGTTGGCCGCTGCGCTTGCCAGGGTATCGGTTTGCCACTCAAACAGGGAGTTGCTGACCGACTCGCGTCCGATGTTGCTCTGGTAAGGAGTCTCTTCAGGTGCGATATTGGTGATGATATTGGACAGGTCTTCACGGATACCTTTGGCGTCAAAGGTCGTGAAAGTATTGGTTACGATTGCCATGATTTACTCACTTTAATAAAAGTTCAATTGCGGAGACCGCATCTTGGACGCGGCCACTTTTTGCAAGACGTTGTTTTGCACGCGTTGACTCGCTTGTCGTGGAGACTCGACCCGCTGCACCTGGCTTGGCTGGTCTTGGGCCATTGTTAGTCACCGGTTTGATGTTGCCCCGCTTGGACATCATCTGCTCGTACAGTGCCGCCTTACGCAGCACGTTCACGACGCGGTGATCAAAAATGTTCTTCAGTTCATCAGGTTGGAATCCTGCCTTCTGGCCGAATTCGATGAGTAGCGCCTTCTCTGCCTTAGCCTTAGCTGGGTCCTTCCACTCGGGTAGGACTTCCATCAGTCTTTCCTGCTCTTGAGCAAGAAATGCCTGCATAGACTGCGCCTGTTCTGCGCGTGAGATTTCTGCAAGTCGCTGCTGTTCGCTCTGAATAGCCGCGTACTTGGTCTGGTTCTCTCGCACCAACTCCTTCTGCCTCACCCACTCGATGGGGTCTTCTTGATAAAGACGGTCCCAATCGATCTGAGGCTCTGCTGCCTGCTGAACCTGTTGCTCCAATGCTCCTAACAGTTGAGCGTACTGCGCACGCTCGGCGC